GGTACGCAAACGCCCGGAAAACTTCTAGCTACCTGTGATCAATTAATGAGCTAAATATATTGAGCGACTCAGCACACAAAATAACCGACAGTGATCAAAGTCCCCAAGGTGGATTATTAACCGCTGGCGCCTCGACAATTGCGTCAATGTTATCTATCCCAGCCAGCAAGGTTCAGGAGCAAGCGCGCAATGCTGATGGCTACGTAATCAGGATTGGTCCGAACAAGTACGACATCATTGCGACAGCTCGAAATTACATACGCGGATTAAAAGGTAAGCAGGCCGGCGTCAAGACTGAGGAAGGTATAGACTTTCACGCTGAGAAAGCCCGACTCACAAAAGCCCAAGCAGACAGACAAGAAATAGAAGTGCAGAAAGCACAAGGAGTTTTGGTAGAAGCTGACAAAGTAGTCAAAGCGTGGGTCGACACAATTGTCACAACTCGCAATCGACTTTTAGCAATACCGCAAAAACTATCGTATGAAATTAGCGTCACTGATGATCGCGAAGAAATAGAAAAACTATTGATGAGCGAAATGCGATCAGCGCTAACCGCTATGGAAAATCTTCAGGGCCATAATTATTCCGAAGAGGACGAGCCTGAAATAGAAGCGGAACCACCTAAAGAAGAACCCAATAAGAAGCGCGGACGACCGAAAAAGAATGCTCAAAAAAGCGATTGATCTTTTAAAAGAAGCATCAAAATATTGGGCGCCACCGCCAGACTTATCTGTATCTGAATGGGCAGACACTTACCGACAATTAAGCCGCGAAGCTTCCGCCGAACCTGGTAACTGGAGAACGAGCAGGGCGCCATACTTTCGTGAAATTATGAACGCAACGAAAGAAAAAGGCGTGCAGAAAGTTATAGTAAAGTCGTGCAGCCAGGTTGGCAAAACGGAATTAATACTGAATTTAATTGGTTATTTTGCACATAACGACCCAAGCCCTATCATGTTGGTTCAACCTACCGTTGAAATGGCTGAGGCGTTTAGTAAGGATCGTTTGGCACCTGCAATACGCGACAGCGATGTACTGAAAGAAATATTTCCCGATCCTAAATCGAGGAACGCAGGCAACACGCTAAGACACAAAAGCTTTCCTGGGGGCCATATATCTTTGATTGGTGCCAACGCGCCAAGCTCTCTCGCTAGCAGACCTATACGAGTTTTATTGTGTGATGAAATAAACAGGTACCCAATATCCGCCGGCAGTGAAGGTAACCCAGTTAAGCTAGCCGAAGCTCGTACAAGCACTTTTTACAACAAGTTAATTGCCTTGGTGAGCACGCCAACAACTAAGGGTGAGTGCGAAATATCAAAACACTACGAAGGATCAAGCCGAGGCAAATATCATTTGCTTTGTCCCGAGTGCGACGCCCCCAACTACATAGACCGAAAGCTTTTATCATGGCAAAAAGACGAAGACGGCAACATCAAGCAAGTAGACGCCGTGTGCAGAGAGTGCGGCGCAATATCGAGCGAGATCAGATGGAAGAAGCGAGAAGGGGTTTATGTTCACGCGGACCCACACAATAAAATACGAGGCTTCTGGCTCAATGCTTACGCGTCTACGTTCCGCACTTGGTTAGAGATCGAAAAAGAATTTCAGGTGGCGTGCAAGAATACTGAAGACCTTAAAGTATTTGTTAATACGGTATTAGCTGAAGAGTGGGAAGAGCGCGGCGAAGAAGTTGGCTTTGAAGATCTTTTGGCGCGTAGGGAATCTTACACAGAAGTGCCAGAGCAGGCCGCACTACTCACAGCCGCAATCGATACACAGAACGACCGCTTAGAGGTTGAAGTAATAGCTTGGGGTGAAGGTGACGAGTCCTGGCACATTGATTACCAAGTGCTCTACGGCGACCCAAGCAAGCCAGAGCTTTGGCAACAAATGGCACAATTTATCGAAAAAAAGCGGTATAAATCACAATTAGGTTTTGAGCTTGGGGTAACTGCAACGTGTATTGATTTGCAGGGGCATCATACTCAGAGGGTATATGAGTTCTGTGACATGATGCGCCCTCTAAAAGTTTGGCCGGTTCGTGGTGTTGGTGGGGAAGGTAAGCAACTTATTAAAAAAGGTAAGTCCAAAATCGGACGCATTGGTAAAGACATAACTATTTACAATATCGCTGTAGATCAAGCAAAGCTGTGGGTGCATAGAAGACTCAAGCAGAAAGAAAAAGGCCCTGGTTATTGCCACTTTCCGATGTCAGTTGGCGAAGAGTACTTTAAGGGCCTAACTTCTGAGAAGCTAGTGCAGCGCATGAAGAACGGGCGCATGGTTAGTGAGTGGGTGCTAGGTTCACACAAAAGAAATGAACCGTTGGACATTAGAGTGTATAATTATGCTTGTATCAGAATGTTGAATCCGGTATATGCTTCGATACTTGCCAACCTTAAGCCGACTCAACAATTCAACGACTCAACTCCAAACCCAGCATCAAGACGCAAGCGAAAACGCAGAGGCGTGTTAAGTAAGGGTATCAGATGAAAAAATTAATCCTTTTGTTAGTTCTCTCGATGTTTAGCTTTAGTGCTACTGCTCAAGTCGGCGGCTATACGATGATTGGCAGGTGGACTTGCGCTGATGTGTTAGACAACACCGAGGAAGAGTACAACATACTAACGTGGTGGACTCATGGCTTTTTAGCTGCAAAAGGCGATGAGCATCACAACGATCCTGAAAAAGAAGTTGCGTTTACAGCCAAGATTTTAGAGCTATGTCAGTTGCAACCAAGCATTACAATTTACGACGCGACAAAAGCCACTTTCATGTGGGGTGGGTATGAATAGGTTAATAATTTTCTGTGTAGCGTTTTTATCTGCTTTTGCTAACGCGGTCCCGTCTGATCATGGTGTTGACTATGACATTATTTACGTCCGATACCCTGCTAACAATGTTGATGGCGGGCTTTATGTAAACATACCTCAAGGTGAGAAAGCATATCGCATAGAAGGTGGTGCGGATTTAATGCGACTGTCTCCCAATGGCGCGACTGAAATTATTGTTGAGTGTGATAATACTTGCTCGATAATGGACCCTTACGTCAGTTACGACGGCACTACTGTTTACTACAGCAAGATGTTAGACATAGACCAGTCAACTAGAGACGCTCACGAAGATGTTGCAGGTTATATTTATAAAGTAGATGTTAGCGGCGGGGCTCCGTACACAGAGGTGCAGCTAACTTATCCTGGCACTTTTGATTGCTCAAAACATTCTGGGAATGTTAATGCTGACGATGATATGTCATCTTTTACTAATATCAGAGACATGGCCCCAGTGCCGTTAAGCAACGGAGATTTGCTATTCACATCAAACCGACACTGTAACATAGGGTTCAATCTTGATCCGCAGATACACAGAAACCCAGTGCAAGCAATGTATTTGATGAGCGACCATGACGGGACCGCAAACAGTCCAGAGCTTTCTAACATGCGTCGAATTGATAATAGTAATATGTCAATGGTGCAGCACCCTATGCAACTCAAAGATGGTAGGATTTTGTTTTCAACTTGGCAGGATGTCGCGGGCAAATTTACGTATGCAATGACCCCCCTTTTCACAATGTATCCCGATGGTAGTAACCTGCAACAATTCACTGAGCCGCACGATAAGAATAAAAACGTCGAGCATTTTATAACTCAACTAGCTAATGAGGCTATTGTAGCCGGTTGGTATTATCCATCATTTGATTTTGGGTTCGGTGGTTTTCTCAGATACCCGATAGACCCTCCCGGCCAAGACTGGCTAAAGGAATCTATTACACAGCGGCATGTGGGTTGGTCAACATCCCTTATTAGTTTTAGGAAATTTGACCGGGTAGGCACTGAGTACATAACAACACACACTACAAACAAAGACACTATTGCGCCTAACCGCTCCGGCAAATACTCAATGCCTAGCGCTGGGAAATATGGTGATATGCTTGTTGCATACAGTCAGGGTTATGTGAATTATTTTGGCTCATCATGCGCTCCAAGTAGTCAGTTTTCATCACCTTTCACTCAAATTAATAACTACTCATACCCGGATAACAATTGTGAAAACCTAAGGTCAGGAATCTATTTATTTAAAGACGCCGAAACAGCTAAAGTCGATGACCCGACCGACAGCGCACAGCTTGCTGTAATGATAGATGACCCTGCACATAACGAGATTTGGCCACGTGCATTAGTTCCATATAGTGCAATTTATAGCGTTGCTGCACCTGCCGTTATCCCGAGCACTAGGGAAACTGCCAACAATGTTCGTCTGGCTAAAGGTGAGCAGGCCGCTATTGTTGGCACTAGCTCAATGTATAACCGGGAATCCGCTGTTATTGGGTTTTCTCCAGATGGCGCAACAATACCCAATACTAGCAGGGATCAAAACCCAATCGCAAACTATAGGATTCAAGGGACTGATGTAGGCGTTTATACAAACAATGACATACACGCGTTCAGAATTTTAGCGATGCCAGAAACGCCTTTTACAAACACATTATCAATTAGTGGGTTTCAGGATTACGCCAGCTTGCAAGTTAAATCTAACCCGAGCTTTAAAACACCTAGAAGGTTTTCATCAACTCACAACGAAAGCTGGGAAATACTTGGCGAGTTCCCACTGGCGCATAAGGCTGTTACAGATTTACAAGGCAATCCCGACACAAGCTGGCAAGCTAAAATACCTGCAAATACGCCAACAACAATCCAAGCCATCGACATTAACGGAATGACTTTGAATTCTGAAACCGTGTGGCGTGCACTGTCACCAGGGGAAGAACGAACAGACTGCGGCGGCTGTCACGTTCACAGTGTTGAAGTTTCACCGCTGGACTTTGCAACTACTGAAACTGGCAAGGGCATGCCTATTCAGAATATAACCGGCGTATCAAATGACGACCCACGCATTCAAAATTCAATTGTTGATTTAAGCACTGATTCAGTTCCGTTGTTAGACGCTGTTGGTGGTGTCGAATGGCGAACTGGCGGAAGCGTTCAAATAGAATACACGACAGATATACAACCTATCATTGATGCTAATTGCATGGCGTGCCACACGGCGACAGGTGATAACGGTGGTTTGGTTTTAGACACTGACCCTTGGGTTACTTTGACTAACTTTGACAAGTCCGACAGTACATATAATGGTAGAAGGCCGCAGCAAAGCAAATATATAAGAAACCCTCAAGCTAGAAATAGCTTGTTTGTATGGGTTGCTTGGGATCAGCGGTTAGACGGAAGAGACAACGCAGACAGAGCCGACGACATAGATTTTCCAAACGCTCACCCTGTTGTAAATTTATCTGACGCAGACAAGCGCACAATATCTCGATGGGTTGATATTGGAGCGCCGATCAATATACCTGGAATTGCTGACGACGGATTCAAGTACACTGACGATAATCAATTGCCGATAATTGATTTTTATTCCCCATCTCGCGATTCTGCACCAGTCAATCAGCGGCTTAGATTTGGTGTTACAGATGCGCAAACGGGTGTTGATTGGACCACGTTAGCCATAACTTATTATGACGTGGCATCGCCTGGAACTGTCCTAACTGTTTCGACATTTATCCGCGATGATGTTGGCGTAGTTAGCGCGCAAATGCCTAGTTTGACTGTTGGTAATGACTACGTTTTCAAAGTCACGGTTGATGATAACAATGGAAATACACAGATTGCTACAAGTAGATTCACCGCTCTAGCCGCCGTAGATAAGCCGGCGCAGGTTGAAAATATACAGGTGCAAGTGCAATGAAGATTAGAAAGTCATGGTTTTTAGCGCTGCTTTTAATACCGACTTTAGCAATTGCGCTAACTGTAACGGATGTTGTTACGCCTGGTCGCGTTGAAAATGGTTCGCTAGTTTCTGACGCTGAAGAAGATGCGCCGCCGCCTGCTTTTGGTAATATTCAAGGTTCTGGCAATGTTACTATTGGATGGGATCCGGTCGTTGCAGATGACCAAGGCCAGCCGATTACGCTAAAATCATATGAGTTGAGAATTAGATTAGTTGGCGCACCCACTTATACTTTTATAGCTGTTCCGCCGGAATTTACAGGGCACGCATTAACGTTAAGCGCAGGTGATTACGAGGGATTTGTGGAAGCTATTGGCGTAAGTGGATACATAGCAACGGCTGCAACTTTCAACCTAACGGTGAATTAAAATGGCGGTAACATTAAATAATTTTCAACATTTAAACGCGGGGGACTCTTACACCGCGCCAGCCGGAAGCAATAGGCTTGTTGTTATAATTCCAATGATGCGCGAGCTGACCTCATTCCTAGTCAATGAGCTAAGAATGGGTTCTCAAGTTGCAACTGCGCTAATTGCTAATCAAGAGGACACTACATCGGGCAACGTCCTAATATCCGGCGTTTATTATATTAAAGAGGCTGATATACCAGCCGGTGCCAATGCAATAGATATAGACTGGATTGATAACCAAGGTGCTGGATTAGGTACAATAACAACAAACAAAGGTCCCTCGGCGTCTGTAGCGTTTACATTATTTGATTTTGACCAAGCATCAACACCGTATTTTGAAAACCCTGTTTCGGTTTTAAACCAAAACGTCACAGGCACTTCGGTATTGAGTAATAACTATGGTGCAAATACTGGCAAGTTTGCGATTGGGGCTTGTCTTTCAGCGGGCTCAATTAATGAGCTTTACACCATAACGTCAACTCTAGGTGATTTGGTTAGTCAAGCTTCTACATCGGCGGTCGTGGGTGGAAGTAATGCATCGGCTGTGCATTGGCGCGTAAATAAAATTGACTCGCTGGCTAGCGACAGTGAATCAACACAATTTACGGTGGATTATCCTAGCTCTGGATCTAGTAGCGCGGGCGCAAGGATGAACCAGGCATATGCTTTAGTATTCGATGGAGTCGCATCAAACCCAGCTGTTACAGTAGATCAAGCCAATATTGAGCCAGGCGGTGTGCTCTCAGGTACTTATTCAAACTTCACGGCAGGTACGCCGCCGACGTCGCCAATCAGCATTAGCGACGGAACAAACAGCATTACTGTACCCGTTGTTATTAGCGACAACGGAGACGGTACAGGAACATATACAACAGTTGGTGCTGGAACTGGCGCACTTCCGGTTTTACCCTCTGTTGGAACAAGCATTTCATTTGTGCTTTTTGGAAACGTTACAGTAACTCTTGACGACGCTTAGAGTATTTAAAAAATGGCAACAGCAACAAGTAGTGCTCTACCGCTAAACACAAATACAGGGCGTTCTGTCGTCACGCTGACGAGTTATGCGGGGCCGATAACTTGGACCACAGCCCCGGTCTCGGGTGACCAGATTGAATTCCCCGATGCAATAACTGTTGGCGTTGATGGTCAAATTTCTGGTGCAGCTGGTACTTACACAGTGCGTCACATTGTTGCGACAACTGGAGCGACTCAAGCAGTAAGCTATGTTTTATCCGCTGGAAATAACGCAAGTGTTGGTATTGAGTTAGTCACTGACAACGTAGATTCACTAAATTACGTTACATTAACTAGCTATTCAGGGCCTATTACTTTTCCCACGACGCCAGTTGCGGGTGATCAAATAGTTTTCCCCATTGGCGTTACAATAGATGAAACGGGCGCTGTAACTGCGCCTACAGCTACTTATACGGTTTATCATATAGTCGCTAGTACAGGCGTATTCGAGGCAGTTAGCTATGCGCATTCCGCTGGCGCTAATACCGCGCCGGTTTTCTCAACGCTTCCAGATGTTGTGGCAAATATTGGCGACGTGGCTAGCATTTCCGTAGCTGCATTTGATCCCGATACGGGCGACGTTTTAACGTATTCACACGATGTTTTACCAGGCGGTTTAAGTCGCACAGGGGATAGCGTCACAGGTACTTACACGACCGAAGAAACAGTTTTAACAACGTTCGGCGTGCAAGATGATTCTGGCGACACTGGAAACGATTCTGACAGCGCACAGGTTTTATTTAGTGTTGCTCGTGCGGGTTACACAATAACGACGCTTGCAGTTAATTACGCGGGGTTGAATCCCGACTCACCGCTTGTCGCTGCAATAACGGATAGTGATTTAACTGTTGGTGACCAAGTTGATTACCCTCAAACGCAAACTGACCAAGGTGGCGATACTCGCACATTAACTTTTGCTGATGACGGACTTTTAACCGCTGCTGGTGGTACGCGCTCATTATTCATCGATGACGTTTATATCCGTGATTCTAGCAACTCATATACTCGAGTTGGGCCGTTTGATATAACCTTGGTGGGTACTGGTCCCGTTTTAACTGCCGCGTTAACTGTTGTATCAAGTAGCGAAACAACATCAGGCGGGCAATTAAATTTCACAGCTGATGAATCAGGCAATTATCGATTAATTGTTGTTACAAGTGGATTCGGCACACCGACAGCTGACCAAGTGTTCGCGGGACTTGGGCCCGATGGTAATGCGCCGTTATTTGATAGTGGCTTAACTGCACAAACTGCGACAGTTTCAGAGACGGTTACAGTAACAGGATTGCCAACAGCCGGTGCAGGTTATTGGTGTTTCCTAGCGCTTGAAGATCAATATGGTGGTTTGACACTTTCGGGCCCGACTACGCTTTCGACTCTTGCGGTTGGTCAGCCCCCTGTTTGGGCGGCGATACCTAACCAAGCATGGTCTGAAGGCACAGCCGTTAGCCTGGATTTTAGAACATACGCAACTGATGCGGTGAGCTTTTCAATTTCAGGTTTGCCGGTTGGCACTGGTTTGACTTTAAACCCTACTACGGGAGTATTAAGCGGGACGCCCAATCAAATAGACGCGTCTGGCGTGCCAGGCTCTACAACTACTTACACGCTTATAGCGACGGCAACGAACGCTACCGGTTCAAGTAACCAATCATTTTTAGCGGGTGTTTACAGGCTTAATCCGCCAACAAACACAGGTGTTATTGCTGCACAAAGCTGGAAAGAAACTATTGCGGTTAATTTGAGTCTTTCCAGTTTTATAAGCGGCGCAACAAGCTATCAAATTGAGTATGACAATAGTGGCACTTTTGAAGATGCTACCGCTTCATTGACTGGATACGGTATTACTTTTAACAGTAGTACTGGCCAAATTTCTGGTGCACCTAACGCATTTATGCCGTTAGATAGTCCTATCGACTACAGGGTTAGAGGTGTTAATGCAGATGGCGATGGCGATTGGCTAGCGTTCACGGCAAGCATTGCGGCACTTGCTCCACCAGTTTTCAGCGGCCCTATACCGGCGCAGTCTCTTTCACAAGGTACGGCTTTTAGCTTTGATTTAGGGGTTTATTTTAGCAACTTCGACAGCATAAGCGGTTCAGGGTTACCTGTTGGAACTGGTCTTACTTTATCTAGCTTGGGTGTTTTGTCTGGTACGCCATTAGCGGTAGATGTCAGCGCAAGCCCAATCACTTTGACGCTTACGGCAACTAATACAGATGGTACAGCGCAAGGCACTGTCACGTTAAACGTTGCGGCGGCTAGCTTACCTATATTAATTGCAAGCTTCCCTGATCTTTCTTACAGCATAGGCTCAGCGGTAAATATTAATTTTGACTCATATATTACAAATGCGAGCAGCTATACAGTAAGCGGCCTACCTTCTGGAACAGGTACAACCATTTTATCAAATGGGTTAGGCGGAACCTGGGCGCAGGAAGATAGCGACGCGTCCCCTTATGTAATCGTAGTTACTGGAATAAATGATAACGGGCAAGTGCAGGATGCTTTCCAGCTTTCAAGCCTTGCGGCACCTTCTCCAATAGTAAGAATATATGACCCTTACGCAGAAATTGATAAATTTCACGGTGACAAATTCCGCGCTAGAGTTAAAGCAGGTGGAAGTAATTGGACTCAGATACAGTTATATAACGATGGTTCACCGCATCTTTTGAATAACTACACTGAGTTAAGAGTACAATTTTCAGACGGCACAAATACATATACGGGTAGTAGCTTAACAAACCCTGAATTTTTCGATGTCTCCCCAGGTGAGGGTAAATTTAACGTTAGGTTGGGCAGGTTCAATGTGCCCGCAGGTATTTACTTAACCGACGTTTATTACTTTGACCTTGAGCACTCGAACGGGGTTCTGTTCACAGATGACCGAAATTTTGTGGTAACTGTGTTATGAGAATAGAAATGCAGCACAACATTGATCAAGTTGCGACTATGGCGGGTTTATGAGAGTTATCTTATCACATAATCTTGATGACATATCTAGGCAGCTTTCAGGGATAGAGCGTGAGGCGGTAAGGCCGGCAGCTAAGGCGGCTATGGGTAACGCTATAAGGTATACTGAAGTTAGAACAGTTAGATGGGTTAGGAAAAGGCTTAGCGAAAAAGGGTTGAAACTTAGGAATAAGGATATAAGAGACAAAAACATTGTTTATATGATAAAGCCTGGGTTTCAGAAAGGTAGATATTCAGCATCGGTTGGCGGTGGAATTTATGAGGCAATAACTGGCGTTGTTTATATAAATAAATTTGGCTCAAGAATGTCAACAAGTAGAGGGTTTACGGAGGCCGACGCAAACAGCATAAACGCTAAGCCTGAAAAAGGTCAACCGGTTAAAGGTAGAGCTTTCAAGTTCATAGGCAGAACAAGCGGTTCTGAAATGTGGGGGAAAAGACACCCTACCATAAGGTATGACGATAGATTCCCCGGACACAAGAACGCATGGAGATCGAGCAAAGCTATTGCGTTATATTACAGGGCTAAAATAGAGGGTAGCGATAAGGCAACCAGGGTTTTGGGTAAGTTAGGTGAGCGACAATTTTATAAGAGATTTAATTATCATCTTCAAAGGCGAATAGATAGAATTTGGAGGCGTCAGTGATGGCAGGTTTAACTTTAGCGCAATGTGAGCAAAAGCTTAGCGAGTATTTAACGGCGTCTGAAAAGGTGTCCGCAAAACAATCTTACTCTATTGATGGTCGATCTTTGACCTATGCTAATATTGGAGAAATTCAAGACGCTATCGAATTCTGGGATAAGCAATGCCGTAGATTATCCCGAGGCCGAAACGGTAACATCATTGCACGGAGCATCACAGCGCGTGACTAAAAAGACCTTGCTTGATAAATATTATGAATGGCGAGATCCGCAAAAAGCCTTATCGCGCCGTAAAGCGAAAATGACTATTGGCGCCTTGGATGGTTTCAGCGGTGCGTCACGTTCTCGCAAAAGCCTTGCCAGCTGGCGTGTAAAGTCAGGTGATAGCGGTGAAGTACTTCTAACCGATTACGATGCGCTGGTTGATAGGTCTTATGATTTAGACCGTAATAACCCAATGGCACACGGTGCCATATCAACCTTGTCTGACAATATTGTTGGCACAGGGTTGCGGGTGCAAAGTCAGATTGATGCTGAGTTCTTAGGCTTAACTGACGAGCAAGCCGACGCATGGCAAAAAGACGCCGAGCGAGTTTTTAATATTTGGGCAAACTCTAAAATGTGCGACGCGAAAGCCGAGCAAACATTTTCAGAGATGCAAGCCACGGCTTTTATAAGCTGCTTATTGACTGGTGACGTATTCGCACAAAGGCAGTTCGTCAATAACCGAGAATTTCTAGGCACTTGTTGGCGCTTAATTGATTCTAAAAGAATATCAAACCCCGATTACGCTACAGACTCACGACGTGTGGCGGGCGGTATTGAAAGGGATTCGTTCGGTGTTCCGAATTGGTATCACATTGCAAGCGCTAACCCTGGTTCTATTATTGACCCAGCGGTTCAGTGGCGAAAGTATAGACGGCTCGCGGCTGACGGTATGAACCTTGACATACTGCACGCTTACAGAAAAAGAACTATAAACGAGCCGCGAGGTCGCCCCACTTTAGCACCTGTTATAGAAGCGTTTAAACAGTTGGGGCGCTATTTAGAAGCTGAGCTACAAGCGGCTGTTGTCAGTGGTTTGTTCACCGTTTTCATACAGAGCCCTGATGGTAATGCTGAGTTAGATTTTTATGACGGCTCTGACGAAGAGAGCAGCCCTTTAGACGCTAATTACGAAATGGGAAACGGTGCTATTGTTGGACTGGCTGAAGGTGAAACAATAAACACGGCAAACCCTGGTCGCCCGAACTCTGGTTTTGATCAGTTCGTGCTTGCTGTACTTAGGCAAATAGGTGTTGCTCTAGGGCTTCCGTACGAGCTTGTTATTAAGCATTTCACAGCGAGTTATAGTGCAAGCCGAGCGGCACTAAACGAAGCGCAGCGCTCATTCAGGCAGCGCAGGAAGTGGTTTGGTGATAGTTTCTGTCAGCCAATTTATGAATCAGTTATAATTGAAGCAGTAGCTAACGGAAGATTGCAAGCGCCTGGATTCTTTGCAGATTATGAAACGCGCCGAGCTTATTTAAAATCGTTGTGGGTTGGTGATGCATGGGGAAGTCTGGACCCGGTCAAAGACGTTACGGCAGCTGAGAAGCGCCTAGACTTGGGATTGACTACGCGCACTCAGGAAACTTTAGAAATAAACGGCGGCGATTACGAGAAAAACGTAAGCCAGCGCATGAAAGAATCAGAATTCGAAAGTCAGTTAGGAGTAACGAAAAATGCTAGCATTACAGAAAATGAGCCAAACCCCCTGGGCGATAACGACCGAGAGCTTGACGACGATAGCGAAGATAGCGAAGCGTGACAACGAGCAATTAAAAGCTATCGCTAAAGAAAAAGGTGATTTAAGCAGAGAGAATAGCTTGTTGGAGTATCGCGGTTCGAATGCTGTCATTAACGTTACTGGTCCTATTTTTCGTTATGCGAATATGTTTACCGAAATTTCAGGGGCCACCAGCACTGATGCAATTGCGAAGGCGATTGGAGAGGCTGAGCAGTCGGATGTAGAAGCAATTGTTTTTAATTTTGATTCACCTGGCGGTGAGGCTACGGAAATTAGCAACCTTGCTGAACTGATTGCGACAACTCCCAAGCCTACCGTCGCTTACGTTGGCGCTATGGCAGCAAGTGCTGGTTATTGGTTAGCTTCGGCAGCTGATGAAATCGTAATCGGTAGCACTGGTTTGGTGGGGTCAATCGGCACTGTAGCAACTATCGACTTGAGCAGTGATGACGAGACAATCGAAATTGTGAGCAGTCAAAGCCCTAATAAGCAACTAGACGCGAGCACAGAAGAGGGTCAGCAAAGCATACAAGCGATGATTGATAAAATGGCACAAGTGTTTATTGAAAACGTTGCGATGTATAGAAAGGTTAGCGTCGAGCATGTTATGACTTATTTTGGTAAAGGCGGCTTGCTGATGGGCGCTGAAGCGGTTGCGGCAGGTATGGCTGATAGAATTGGTTCCTTTGAAACTTTAGTAACTACTGGAGAAGTGAAAATGCAAGACGAAAACATGTTTAAACTAGAAGACTTGAACGCCGAGTTTTTGCAAGCTAATTGCGAAAGCTTATACGACAGCATTTTGGCAGAGGGTATTGCCGCAGGTGCCGAAGGTGAGCGCATGCGTATTCAGGGAATTCACGCACATTCAATGCCTGGCTTTGAGGCTTCCATAGAAGCAATGATGTTTGACGGGCAGACTAAGCCAGAGCAAGCAGCGGTGAAGCTTCTTGGTGAGATTAAAGCCCAAGGTGATAACGTAATGAATCTTGTTGCTGAGACTCAATCGCCGATTGTTGATGAACCTGTTGATAGTCGTTGTGACCTGCAAAAGCAGTGGGATGCTAACGCGGACGGATGCCGACAGGGCCCTAATAAATTCTCAAATTTTGAAAACTTCAGAGCCTATCAAGAAGGCGTGAAATCTGGAGTTATTAAGCACGTTACGCGATAATTAACTTTAACCGAAACCTAAAGAGGTATTAAACCATGGCAACTCTAGCCGCTGCTTCACCTCGTAAATTCACTACGAGCGAATACCAAGACTACCAAGTGGTTGCGTCTGACATTATCTACGAAGGCTCTTTGTTGGGTTTAGCGTCAGGTTACGCTCGCCCATTGCAAGCCGGTGATACTTACGTTGGGATCGCCGTTGAAACTGTTGATAATTCAGCGGGCTCAGCTGGTGATAAGAGAGTGCGAGCAGCCACAACTGTTCCATTCGTCATGGATGTGACAGGCGTATCTGATGTGACAAGCATCAGCCTGCCCGTTTATGCATCCGACGATGACACGCTGACTTTGACCGAAAGCACTAATAGCCTAATTGGAATCGTCATGGACTATATCAGCGGTTCATCTTGCGTTATTCAGCCGATCTTGGGTAGCAAAGAGATCTACACAGACTTAAGCACTTAATAGTTTTTTAATTTATTAACGTAACTCAGAGGTGAACAACAATGGCTACAGAAGGTTTGCAATCAACGCATAGCCGCGACGTGCTTGGGTTTATGTATCCACGCTTAGAAACCACCCCCGCCGGTTGGGTCAATGACATTGGCATGTATATTCCAAGTGATCAATCTAGCGAAACTCACAAGTGGTTAGGTATGGCTCCGGTCATGCGTGAGTGGGTTGGCGGACGTCAAAAATCCAAGCCGAGCGACTACGGTATCACGATCGTTAACAAAAAGTTTGAGGCCACAATGGGCTTGAGCGTTGACGAAATCCGACGCGATAAAATTGCACAAGTGCAAGTGAGAATTAATGACTTGGTACAGCGTGCAAATGGTCATTGGCCCAAGATCCTTTCAGAGCTGATCGATGTTGCTGAAAGTACTGTTTGCTATGACGGCCAATTCTTGGTTGATACTGATCACGTGGACGGTGACAGCGGAACCCAGGATAATGACTTAAGTTTCGCGGCTGCGACTGGCACAACGCCTACAACGACTGAAATGGTAGACGCCATCCTGGCATCAGTTCAACAAATGATGTCTTTTAAAGATGATAAAGGTGAGCCCATTAATCAGAACGTTTCCAACTTTATGATTATGGTGCCAACAACCTATTGGTCTGTTGCCCATAAAGCTGTTGTTCAAGAGCTTGTTGGTAATGGTGAGACTAACGGTTTGCGCGGTGTGAATCTTGAAGTTGTCATGAACCCACGCTTAACGTGGACCACTAAGTTTATGACATTCGCTAAGGATTCCACGGTGAAACCTTTCATCCTACAAGATGAAGTGCCAGTAACAATCAGTTCAAAAGCTGAGGGTTCAGAGCATGAGCATGATTTTGACGAGCACGAATATGGCGTCAAGGCAGTGCGTAATGTTGGCCCCGGCATGTGGCAATCTTGCTGCATGACTACATTTACTTAAGTTGCTGCACCCCCCTCGGTGGCCTTCGGGCCACCTTTTTAAGGTTTTTATTTTATGGCTTTCGAAAGTGATTTATCAGAGTTCTTCGACCCAAGCGAGTTTGGGGAGAACATAACGCACAGGGGTAACACTATTGCGGTTATGTTTTTCGACGTGCGAGAAGAACAAGAAAACATTTACGTTAATCACACTTACATGACGCTGCCAAAGGCTAACCTTGGCGGAATGATTAGGGGTGATGCGGTGAATCGCGGTACAATTGAGTACAGAGTTAAAAGCATAAGCGATCACAACAGCGATAAATCAATCAAGGTGGTTGAGTTGGATTTTATAAGAGACGTTAGCCAATGAGCGCAGAAAGTGACGTTTTGACATGGTTGCAAGATTCGCTTTTGATGAATATCAAAGGCGTTGGCCCTAACGTTTTTTCATACAATATTGAGCGCTTAACTGTAGACATAATGCCAGCAATAACTATAAGTCACGTTAACTCGGCAGCTACAGAAGCGAGTACAGTGAATAACAACCATAAGCGTGTTGAGTACGCCATCGGGATTCACACAATAAACGACACAGCATTTTGGCATGTTCGAATGTTATGCGATATTAGAGAGCGCATAAGCCAAGTGCTTGAAGCAATGCCACTGCCCGTAAGCGTGGTTGATTTTAAAGAAGACAGCGCCAGTGCATTCGAAGCGCGCACAGAATTAGAAAGACCTATTTTATCTCAGAGCATAACCTACTCATTCTTGGTTAAAGAGACTGATTACTGATGCACCCAACAGAGCAGATACTTAACGACATAAAAAACAAGTTAGAGATATCTGTTGATGGTTTAAAAACCGTGCTTTGGGTTGATATTAAACCCGACCTTGAAGACCTACCAGTCTGTATAATAACAGTCGGGGGTGAGGTGATAAGCGATTACCACAACCATTTTTATAGAGTGGAATTGGACGTTGAATTAAAGTTTATCGCTATCGACGAAGGATTTAACAGAGACGTCACCAAATTGTTAACTATTATTAATGACGCTGACGCGATATTGAAAGATGTCTCAACACGATTGGATACAATAATGCGATTCAGCGAGATAGCCACATCAGAAGTCACTGATACAGTAGACGCTGAACGTCCAATGCTCGTGGCAACAAGGACTTACGGAATCACTTATAAACGCACTAGAGGGTTATCATAATGTTAATTCGTCGCGAGGCAATACTATTTGAACTCGAGAGCACGTACCGAGACAGCACAACCGCCGACGCTTCAGACGCGGTTTTTGTGTTTGATGTCAACTGGTCAAACGAAGCTAAGACGTTACAACGTCAGGGCCCTTCTGACACCTTAGCCAGTTTCCAGACCGTTTATGGTGGCCGAACTGCATCGGTAACTTTTAAAGTGGAGCTCAAAGGATCTGGTACCGCAGGCGATGCACCAGAGTTCGGTAAATTGCTACAAGCGTGCGGTATGTCTGAGACTATCGCAGCAAGCACCAGCGTTACATACGCGCCGGACACAACTAGCATACCTTCCGGCGTACTATACTATTATCAGGACGGTAAATTAAAAATAATGCGCGGTGTTCGTGGCAATGCTAAGTTTGTATTAGAAGCGCGTGAATACGGCATGATTGAATTTACCATGACGGGACACCCCGTGGCAGAAACAGACGCGGCTATTGTTAATCCTACATATAGCTCAGTTATCCCACCTCAAGTTGTTGGTGGTGCTGTGGCAATCGGTGGAACGTCGGTTGAAGTAACGAAGGTGGAAATTGATTTAACCAACGAAATAGCGCAGCCTTTAAGCATTAACGAGGCTAACGGCGTTGGTGAGATTCGAATAGCTAGCCGTGATGTTTCAGGAACTATTGATCCTGAATCCGAATTAGTGGCAACGAATCCTTTCGAATCCGACTGGACCAGTAATTCAACCAACGCATTCACCACAGGTGCGATTGGCGGGACCGCTGGAAACATTTACACAATCACCAGTTCAAACCTGTATTACAAGGATATTCAAGAGGGTGAGCGGGAAGGTATCCGAACCCAAGATATTCAGATTGGTTTTGCTGAGTCTTCTGGTGATGATGAAATCAGCATGGTGTTTACATGATTAAACTTAGAAAGTCTTTACCTGAGTTTTACAGCGGACTGGATGGGTGCAAGTTTAAGTTGCGCCCGTTCTCAGAAATTGAGTTGGAGCAATTCAATCATCTGATGTTAGAAGTTTATAAGACTGGCGCAATGGTTTTCTCACCTGAATCTGTAGCTTATTGCCTGGATAATTGCTTGAAAGATTGGTCAGGCGTATGTGATGAAGACGGGGAAGAAATACCATTCAAAAAAGGTGATGAGAAGTTTTTGCCTGTTAAAGTTAGGCAGCACTTGGTTGGTGAGGTATTCACGCGGAGCGTTCTGACTAACGACGAAAAAAAAAGTTAGTTGTAAGTTACACGGTGGCGTCTAACAAAGACGCCTTCGATTGTGCCAACTGCAAATGGGGTAAGCACTGCGATGCATCAAACCCAGCATCATCGGAAATTTTCGAAATACGCTTGCCCGGTTACAACATTAAACAGAAAACGTGTTTTTTGCCCGAGTATGATGTCGATTCGTCGTTATGGCTCAGGTTGTATGGAAACTACAAGGACGGTCACTTACTCAATGCAGGCGGGATATCTAACCAACCCGCCCCCTATCTCGAAGCGATGAGGCTAATAACTTGGCTGGTAATGCAAGAATCAGAATCACAGCGGAAGACCGGACGCGCGCAGCAGTAGCTACTGCGAGGCGTAATTTTCAGCAATTGGGATCTGCTGTTGCTGGGGCCACTGCTGCAATTGGCTTGAGTACGGCGGGTATGGGTGTTTACTTGGCTCAGCAAGCCAAGGTTATATCTGAGAATAAGAAGTTTGCCGCCCAGCTTGGAATCACTACACAAAGCCTTAACGAGTTGGCTTTTGCGTTCGGGAATGAAGGTAACATAAACGCCGAGCAATTTGCCGATACTCTCCAAGAATTAAACGTGAGACTTGGGGAGGCTGCTGTAACTGGTGGCGGCCCTCTTGTTGACGCATTCAAAGAGTTGGGATTAAGCATTCAGGAAGTTAGAAGTCTTAACACTGACGAAATGGTTCTAAAGATTGCCGACGCTTTCGAAAAACTGGACGACAAGCAAAGATCTCAATTCCTAACTGAGGAAATTTTCGCAGGTGAAGCCGCCAAAATGGCCCCCCTTCTTAATAAAGGTGCTGATGCGGTAAAAGCCTTAGCTGACGAATACCGAAAGCTAAACGGAGTTATAACCGAAGAAGAAGCGGAAAAAATAAAAGAGCTTTCCGAATCTTGGGGTAAAGCTAAGATCGCGCTGGATGGTGTGGCTAACGCTGTGTTAAAAATAGTTACGAGCGACTTGGCGAAATGGGTTAACTCAGGGACAGAAGCACTCGTAAAATTCAGAGAGGTTTTAGAGGAGAACGGCGAGTTAGTTTTAGCTCTATCTAAGATCAACCCTATCACATGGTCCACTACTTTAGTGGGTAATATTCAGTCCATAACCAACGAAATACGCGGCGTTCCTGATACGTTGGAAGAAGTAAACAGGGCTATAAAGATATTAGAGGAAGATATAACACTAACAGATAAGAATACGTTTGCAGTTGGTGAAAGGCTTCTGGAGTTATATAAACAGAGAAGGGATATATTAGCCCAGATACGAGAGGATGAGTCTAACGGACCTCTCGTAACAGTTACATCAGGTAAGGATCAAGCCGCCACAGTTCCAACCTTTAGTACTGAAGTTTTAGAGGCCATAGATAAGGCGAACTATGAGGCTAGTTTAGAGGCGTTCCAAACATTCGTTGTTGACCCAATGAATGAGGAAGTTGAAGCCAATAAGCAGAGAGCGGCTGAGTGGGCAGCAGCATGGAACGGGGCTTTTGAGACATTCAGCAGCGGCGTAGGTAGCGCAGTGGCCGATGCCATTGTCGATCAGTCAAGCCTTGGTGATGCCCTACAAGCCACTATGAGACAGGTTGCTAAAGAGGTTATTTCAAGCTTAATAAGAATCGGCGTACAGCGTGCTGTACAGGCCGCACTTGGCCAAGGTCAGATGGCTGCTACAACTGCCGCTGGTGTGGCGCAAGGTGCAGCTTTAACAGCGGCATACGCTCCAGCAGCCTTGGCGGCAAACATTGCATCATTTGGTGGGGCTGCATTAGCAGCCGCCGCTAGTGCTCCTGTGGCAGCTTCTGCACAAGTAGCCGCGCTGGCAAGCACTAAGTTGTCGGGGGTCGCCCACGACGGCTTAGACTACGTACCACAAACCGGTACTTATTTGTTAGAGAAAGGCGAGCGAGTAGTAAAGAAAGAAGATAATAAATCTATGATGGCTGGCGGTATGGGTAACTCATATAATTTCACAATCCAGGCCATGGACACACAGACCGGCGTTGAATTCTTAATGAAAAATGAAAACGCAATTGTGGACATGGTGCAGCAAAAATACGACCAGCGCGGTGAAACTGGGGGGCCGATGCGATGAGCGGACAGCTAAGCACGACATTTGAGATTGGCACCATTGAACTTACAAGCGATTTTAAGGTGTTTCGTTCGCGCTCCCTAAGCGGTAAGCGATTTGCAAGACAAGGTGAATACCACCTTTGGCGAATGAAAGTTTCATTTAATCGTATGACGCCTGATGAATTGCGACCTTTAATGGCCTTCTTGAATTCGCAACGTGGTGGCTTTGAAACGTTTACTATAATCCCAGACGGTTTAAAAACACCGCGTGGTAATTGGGGAACAATCACAGTTTCAAGCGTTACTGATGATAACACTATTGTTATGACAGGCTTTTCCAACAGTGATTCGGACGCAGTCAAAGCAGGTGATATATTCACGATTGCGGGCGACACCAAGGTGTACATGGTTAATGCGGACGCTGCTAGCGATGGATCAGGTAATGCTACAGTTAATTTTGACCCCGATTTAGTAGCAACACCTGGCGGCGGTGCAGCAGTCACACATACAAACGTTGCGTTCACCGTGGAGCAAGACCGAAATACATTGAGCTGGCAACGCTCAGGACTTTTTTACGATCAGTTCACCATTGATTTAGTTGAGGCTATGGTTTGATTAGAACTCTAACAGCAGCGCAACAGACCGAAATCGCCGCTAACCAATCGCGGCATCATTGGTTATTCAGACTCGATACCGGCAGCCCTTTGCTTTTAACCACGTGTTATAAAGATATTACTTACAATAGCGAAACGTACCTAAGCAGCGGGTTTTTGATTAAGCTTCCAATTATTGACGATGATTTAGATTTGAAAGTGCGTCGTTATAAATTCAAATTAAGCGCCGTGAATCAGGCTAACACTTCGGCCTTCTTGCTAACCCCGCCGTATTTTAAAAAAATAGATCTTTATAAGTTTTGGTTAGATGATGCGGGTGTTTTAGTAGGTGATCCTATATTGCGGTTTAGTGGTTACTTCTCCAGTTTCACAAACAAGTTTAATCAAGAAAAAGGCACTTCCGAAATGGAGATTGACGCGGTTAGCGAGTTCGTTGATTTTGAACGCATCAACGGAAGACAGACGAACGACAGCAGCCAACAGCGTGTTTTTAGTGGTGACACTGGATTGCGTCACAGTGAGGTCAAATACGAAGATCTAGGTTGGGGTAAAGCATAGATGCCTTTTTTCACAATCCTAGTTGCAGTGCTGGCATTTACGGCTGCAATGACAATAGAGCCAATAAGAGACTTCTTATTTGGTGACCTTGACGACCCAGGGGAGGATAACCCTGGTAGGGGGATTACGGTAACCAAGCGCGGAAGCTTGGAAAATATCCCTGTAATTTACGGATTTAGAAGGGTTGGCGGCATAGTAAACTTTAAAGGTGTTGAGGGTTCTAATAATGAATACCTTTGGTATGAATTCATTTTATCGGAGGGTAAGTGTCAGCATATATGGAATGTGTACCTTGACGGTGTTGATTCGAATGACTCTAAATTCGACGGATTGGTCACAGTTACTAAATATATGGGGGAGGATGGCGTAGCAGCTGATGTAAATCTAGTGTCGAAATTTTCCGATTATAACAACAACGACAGGTGCAGGGGGCTATGCCGAGTTGTTGTTAGTCTTAAGTACGATCAGGAAAGAATGCCCAGAGAGCCTAAATTTGAATTTTTGGTCGCAGGCATATCGCTGTACGATGTTAGGACTGAAACATTCCAAACGGGGCTTTACCCAAACGTAAATCCGGCGATTGCCCTATATGACTATTTGACCAACTCTAGATATGGAGCAGGGTATAAGATTAGCGCGTCACAGCTTGTTACTCAGGATTTTATCGACGCTGCAAATTATTGTGAAACACAGATTGAGCTGTATAGCGGGGCTGGATCAAACACTGACTACTACCAAATAAACGGCGTAATAAATACGGGTAAAAGCGTTAGAAAAAATATAATTGAGATTTTGAACAGTTTTAACGCGCACTTAATCCCTGACGGTAATAAATACCGCCTTGTTGTTGAAAAAGATGAATCTAGCGTATTAAGCCTGGATAGTGACAACATTATCGACAATAGCGTCACCTACGCAATAAATGACGTGAAAGAGCGTTACAATGAAATAGTCGTAGATTACCCCAACGAAGAAAACAATTATTTAGATGATCAGTTTATTGAGCAGGACGCTACACTATTGGCGGCTGATAATTCTATTGAAAGCCAGAAGCGGATAAAGAATTATCTCGATGTTAATCAGTACCGCATAGGCCACTTTGGGCGCATTGTTCTCAAAAAGTCTCGCCAAGGAATAGCCGTTGGGTTAACTGTTAATGAGTCAGGTTTTGAAGTGTTGCCGGGCGCAATTGTTGATGTGACTTTGACTGAGCCTGGATGGTCTGCTAAAAAGTTTCGAGTTTTGAAAGTGAAAGAACTCGAAGGCGGCAACATCGCTATGAATCTTTTAGAACATGAGGCCACTGTGTATGATCGCACTGTACCAGTTGCAGCACCTACCCCGCCTGACACTTACTTACCCGACCCATTCAGCGTTGCGCAAGTTTCGGGATTAAGTGCCGCTAGCGGTATCACTCACGTTATTGTTAATAGTGCTGGTGATTTAGTGGCTAGGATATTGCTTTCATGGACCACCTTGGCAGATGTATTCATAACTAATTACGAAATACGTTCAAGAATAAATGGTGAGACTGATTGGATTTACCAGACTCCTGCTATTGGAGGCTCTACCAACAGTCAATATATTATTGGTTTTAAAGATTCTGATTTAGTTGATCTTGAAGTAAGAGCCGTGAATTCTAGGGGGGTTGTGGGGGCTTGGTCTAGCACACTACAACATAGTGTAGAAGGTGCGTTGGCTGATCCGCCAGACGTTGATTACTTTGATATATCATTGAACGGAGACGGTACAAGGGTTGCTACTTTCAGATTGAACACGCCGCCCGTTGATTTGGCAGGGTATAAAATACGTTACAGCTCAGATCAATCTGCAACTTGGCCGAACATGGAAGAGCTGCACGAAGGACTTTTAACACAATCACCTTTTGAATTTAATCTGCTATCAGAAGGCACTTACAGATTTGCAATAAAAGCTTTCGATCGGGGCGGCAGAGAGTCAGTAAACGCTAATTTCTTAATTACCGAGCTAGCCGCGAGGCGTATTGGTTCGATATTGAGAACAGATAACCCAAGGGGCCAAGGTTGGCCAGGTACACTAATCGATTGTCGCATAGAGCCATCAGATAATTCACTTGTGGCCGATACCACAACCACGTGGGCAGATTTAACCGACACTTGGGATGATTACACCTCTTGGTTTTTCGACACGGGAACGACGTTTAGCTATGTTTTCGTGCCCTCTGGTGAAAGCGCTATAGATTTAGGCGCACAGCTTCGAGTCGCCTTAGATGTTGCTGGCAACTTTTCAGAAAAATCTGAGGTTGTTATAGAAGAAAGCCACAGCGATGATGATATTACATACACGAGTTATGCGCCAATAACGGGCTTCATTCTCACGCGATATATACGAATAAAAGTTACAGTGACCAACACTATAAACGTCCCCAAAATTAATAATTTAAACATCTACATAGGTGGAGATTCGATCGTTGATTTCTTTACTGAGCTAGATACGTCGACCTTGACAACTGTAGGCGGACAAGGTGTAAGGTTGCCAATACGGTCATCATTCAGCGCGATAACTGACGTAAATATAAGTCTGAAAAACGTTGGAAGTGGCTACACGTGGGAATTCATAGATCTAAATCCAACGCTTGGGCCTCATATAAAAATATGGGATGGCGGCGGTGTTATTGACAATAGCGTTGTTATCAGCGCGCAAGTTATAGGAGTGTGATAGATGGCTTGGCCAAGCAGCGCAGGTTTAAGTAAATCGAATTTTGACGAAGCGACAGACAGCCCAGCAAGCGCACGATCTGAGCTTGAGGCTTTGTACGATCATGTTTTATTGATCAGCAATGAAGTCACCGACAGCGCCACAGTTTGGCACAGTGGCAATGATGGCGCTACTTCTGGTCTTGATGCTGATTTACTGGACGGTCAGGAGGGCAGTTTTTACCAAAATGCTGGGAACCTTAACGCAGGGACCATACCTCTAGCCCAAATACCCGCAACATTGACGGGTAAAAATGCCGATCAACTAGATGGTCAGGAAGGTTCTTATTATACGAATTCGGCAAACCATACCGGAACCACTACCGTTGACGTTAATACCGACTCTTTGACAGTTAATGGTTCCGCTATAACGAACATTGACCATATAACAAAAATGTATGCTGGCCGTGTGGATTCTGGCGGGACCACAGGAAACCTTCCATCAGGGTGGACTGTTTCAAAAGCTTCTAGCACCTACACAATAACGCACAGTTTGAACACGACAGACGTAACTTTTGTCGGTACGTGCGAAGGTTCGACTAGGAAAGTTACTATTAATTCAAGGGCGCTATCTACAATACAAGTTACGACAACGGATTCATCTAATAACGTCGCGGCAGATGCAGCATTTGACTTCATTTTAATTGTTAATTAATCACACTTTTACCCCGACTTATTAGTCGCCTTTTTTGGGTATTATTCACATTTAACGCAGTAGAGGTAATGCTAAAATGGAAGGGGTATGGATTTGGCTTGTTGAGCAAAAATTGTTTATGCTCGCAGGCTTTGCGTTGGGTGTTATGTCTACGTATTTTCTCATGACCAGACTTCATAACGAAAAAAACGAATTTATGGAAGAAACTTTTAACTCACTAAAAGACGAGTTAGAAGAAAATAAAAAGGATTATGATGAAAAGCTTTACGAGTCAGAGAAAAACGCAAGAGAAGAACTAGACCGCTCAGACAAGAGGTGTGACTCACGTGTGGATGCTTTAGAAACTAAACACAGCAAACAGATAAACGCTCTTGATGAGCGTTACCATAGCGAATTGAAGATGATGGAAAACAGATATGAAGAGTCTATAAAAGCTATTCGCGACATGAGCGAGTCATCAGAGCGCAGAATAATGGCTATGATTAAATTAGTCGGCGATACAAAAAACGAGTCAATAAAGCTGGTCGGTGATATTAAAGATGAGCTAGGCAAATTCATCGTCGAAATAAAACAGGAAATTAAAAACGATGTCTGATAATAAAAGCGCGTTTGGGGAAAATGTTTCGCTACCGATAATCACCGAGGTTATGACGTCGTGCGCGTACGGTGTTATTGATGACCGCAACGAGACTTTTTCAGCAACTGGCGGAAGCGCAGACACCGAGGATAACTTGTTTAGGTGTCAGACAGGCACAAGCATCGGCGGATATGGCGTAATAAGATCAAAGCATGCGATTGTGTACCATGCGGGCCAGGCTATAAGGTCGCGTTTTACGGGGATGTTCACCGCTGGCGTTCCCCTTTCTTTGCAATTTGCAGGTCTTTTTTCTCTAACCGAAACCCTAGCTTTTGGCTATGACGGTGATAGTTTTGGCATTATTTACGAGTCACACGGTCGCGCAGAGTGTAGAGAGTTAGAAGTGACAGCCGCCGCTGGTGGTGCTGAATCCGCAACAATAACTTTTGACGGTGATGCAGCTACAGCGAACCTCACAGCAACAACGGCAGCGGGTAACGCTTTTGAAATTGCCAGAGATTTAAACGCAGACGCCACGCTTGGCGCAAAGTGGAATTTTTTCCAGAATGACGGGCATGTAGTAGCTATTTCAAAAGGTGTCGGCCCCAAGTCGGGAACTTATTCTTTCAGCAGCGCAACCGCCACGGCTACAATCACACAGAAAAAAGCAGGTGTCGCTAAAACATCCGACAACGTTCCGCGAGAACAATGGAACATGAACAATGACATGGTTATAGATCCAACAAAGATTAATATTTACGAAATCGATTATGGTTATTTAGGTGCGTCTGCTATCACTTTTTCAGTTTATGATAATGAAGCCGGTCATTTTGTCCCGGTTCATAGAGTGGAATCTAAGAACCAAACTAAAACAAACTTAGGTACCCCGAACTTAAAAGTAGGCTGGACTGCCGCTAGCCTTGGTTCATCAGGCACCAATTTAACTGTAAAAGGCGCGTCTGCATGTATCCAAAAAGTTAGCCAAGAGCATGAGATTGAGGTGGGCGCTCGTGCTGCCGTGTCGTCTAAAACTGGTGTTGATACCAATTTAATAAACCTCATCACAATCAGAAATCGCGGCCACTATGGTTATCTATACAACCTTGGTGAAATCCTTGCTGTTAGTGCATCTATAAATAACGATCACAACAAAGCAATTAGAGTGGAATTTTTGAAAGATGCGACTATCGGCGGTACCCCCAATTTCACATACTCAGATAAAAACGATTCTATTCTAGAATATGACACGGCAGGAACCACGGTGACCGGCGGCAAGCTTATCGATTCCTTCCTTGTCGGCTCGGCTTCTTCTGAGTTTTTTAACATTTTCGGTGTGCTTGAGCCATTGGCGCCACGAGAGACATTAACTATTGCAGTTAAAACCGTGTCAGGAACAGGTGCCGCTGTTGATTGCGCCCTGGCTTGGAAAGAGGACAAATAAAAAAGGGGCTTAATGCCCCTTTTATACAGTTTCAAAATTATCTTGACCAAAAACACCAATAAAATTGGCCGGCTTGTTGTCGTCAATCTGGCGTTGGTACTCTATATGTATATGCGTTTCATACTCTAGAACATCGTAATCATTGCCCAGGTATTTAGTTAGCAATACAAGCAAAGCAGCTTTTTGCAGGTGGCTAAGGTCGCGGGTTCTAACATCAATGGCGTGGCCGTGTGGGTGTAAAGACTTTTCGTTACCCTTCAATGGCCTGATTGCGTCTGTTATAACGAAATCAACGCCAATCATCAAAAAGATTTTATCCAAAAAACTAATCGGCTTAATCATGCTGGTTTTCAGCCCATGCATTTTGACGTCGCGTTTGATCTTAATCATAAAACCCCCTCAAGCTTATCGAATGCTGAATCAAAACCCTTACCTTTTCGTGCGCAACTCCATGCCTTTTTAACTTTTGATACGTGCTTGTACGGTACGTTTGGCAGGTAGTTGACACAAAAATCATCAAAGTCATTTGATTGTTCAGCCATCTTTTGGAAAAACTTTTTAGCTTTATCGCTCATTGTATCACTCCTTCTATCATTACTAATATTGAAACAAAAACCGCAACAGATGGCGCCCAATACTCCCACTCTAAAAACTTCTTTACCTGTTCTCTCATTTTAAACACCCCACTTGAACAGTTATGAAAACGCCCACGGCGAGTATGACGCCGCAGGCCAAGGTTGATAATAGCCACTTCTTAGATGCTTTGGTCATTGCTCATGCCGCCTACATGCGTGGTCGTCGTATTCGCCGTTATCAACTAGTGTCTCCCCCAGATTTTCACATGCGTCGAACTGTTCAAAAGATATCGTTTTTGCTGGTACTAGTTGATCGTGTGTGCATTCTGTAAATTCAGCCGGGCATAAAAATAATGTCAAAACAAATATGCTAGTCATTATTGGCACCTCTCTGGTTTTGGTTTACGTAACGCCGGGGCTAATGGGCTAGATGGTAACCCGCAAGGATATCTTTCGTTCCAGCGGTCTATCTCCTCAGCTGTTAAATGATATTTTCCGTCTGTGTAATCAAAACAACCCGATAGTGATACAACTGTTATTGCTAAAATTAAATATTTCATGACGCTCTCCTTTGCTTGTACCAGGCAAGTCCTTCTTGACGCCTGCAATTTGCCAGTTTTACGAACTGGTTTGCCCCTTCGATACCATTGTCCACCATGTGTTGGTATATAAGCTCATAATTATTTAGGGTGTCCCCCCGTAACTCTATAGTTAATTTTTTTAGCTTCCCACTATCAACTTCGCGCCCTGTACTAAAGTCGGATACAACTTCATCTACTATCTCAATTAACGTTGATACGTCACCATAAAAGAACTCTCTATTACGAGACACTCTACAGTTATTTAATATCCTATGTATTTCAGCTTCCGCTTCCAAATATGAATATATGGGCTGGCTAACATGCTTAATATAGAACCTTGACGGGGCTGATGTTGTCGATAGATCAGAAACCCTTTCTTCAGGGCTTCTGTAAGTACAACCTATCTTCCAAGCTGATATAGCCTCGCACCCTAATATGTAAACCACCCCCTTCTTTTTACCTCGCACAATACACCCTCCTTAAGTAATCCGTTACAACTTGTTTTCTGACTTTTGCGGCATTGCTAAGGGCCAATTTACTGACCCTCTTCCCGTCTTTGAACAACTTAACAGTGCCGCTTTTTACATCAACTTGGTCAACTACATCACCAAAAATCTTCTGTATTTTTCGTTCCTGCGGCCCTAAAACAGGTTCCGCATTTCGTTCCCGCCCTTGTACTTCGGGGCCTGGAACGAAATCTACCCCACGCCTCGCAGTTCCGGCTTTTTTCCGCCATCTCTCGACCCCGTACTTGATGCGTTAGTCCGTAAACCCGCAATGTATCCCATTATGCTCGAGCCAATTGCGCCGCCGAGTGATAGTAAAAAGACCAAGCCGATAACAATATACTGTCCGAATTTGACGCCTTGGAATTCCATCTGATGCGGCGACCATTTAAAGTTGTGGTCGTCAAGTTCAGCGCGGGCAGCTTTGGATTGTTGTGTGAGTTGTAGTTGGTTACAGTCGGCAGACTTAGCCGTTTTACACCATTCACGATAACCAGCGTCGTTCAAAGTGTTAATGTCGGCACTTAGTGATTGATGGAGTAGGGTGCTCTTATCTGCGCTGTATTTTGCATATTCCATACGGCCCCAGCTAGTTACAAACGAGAGACTAAAACTAGCAATCGTGAAACCGATCCAGCACACTAAAACAACTTTTGATATTGGCGCAAAACTACCAACAAGAGGTAGGGCGAGAGCTATAGCAGCAGCAATTGCCAAACCGCTAATTGAAAACATCCAGCCCTGCCAGCTATTAAAATCGCTGAACATCCAGACGCACGCAAGGTTGCCGAGGAGATCAGCTACAACAAAAAGCGCGGCGAACGGGTTGTCCAAATAAAACTGTTTACAATTATTTAGATCCATCTGTTGACCCTCCTTTATAGTGAAAAATTTAGTTTTTTAAGTACTGATTTTGTTTCCGCAAAATCTGTGTGGTAACGTGGCGCTATCTCTACTGCCAGTTCATACGGATACTCGTGGAGTGGAGCATTAGCTTCCCACAATTTCATCAATGTGTTGTAAGCTGTTGTTTCGACGCAGCCCTTGTTTATGCTTGAAAATCGTGCGTGTATCGCATCCGCTACAGACAGTGCAACAACTCCTAGAAATTTTTTATCCATTAACATGATTTAAAGTCCTTTTTCGTAGATGTCTGCGCGGGACTTCCTGAAACCGCGCTCCTTTGCTCGTTTTACTTCTTGCCTTAAATGATCCCAATCGCAGCCCAAACCCTTCGCGATAACCTTCCATTCACAGCCTTCAGTTCTCAATTCCATCGCAAGAGCAAGGTCGTGGTCGGTTAGTTTTGGCGGCCTCAATGCAAAGACCTCACCGCCAGATCTACTTCAACAGGGCATAGCTTCTTAGGCTTTTTCGGCCCCCGATCCCAGTAACATGCGAGGGTCGTGTGGTCCTGAACTACGTTGGCATAATGCAACTCGCCTCGATGTACATACTTAACTGTATAAAAAGTGTCCTGGCTGTTTGGCCAAGGGTTATGCGATTCTCTTATCTGCAAGATGTTCATTTAGTTGCCCCCAAATGTAGAGCCAAACGTTGTTGTGTTGCAGTGCTCGTCTTTCCAGATTCGCCGCGACGCTTTCCTTGTGTGAGCCGTAAGTAGCAACCCTTTTTTTGGTGCAAGGGATGCACTTGCCAGATGGGTATCTATCAGTAGCGCCGCAGGCGCGGCATGGTGTTGTCATTAGTCGTCACTCCTTTGTGCCAATCCCATGCAAACAACCCAAACTACTACTAACGCAATTAGTCCCAAGTAGATCATGCGCACCTCGTTTTTCTGGTGGGTTTGCAGTCTGTCGGTTCAGCCACAGGGCCGGGGAAGGTGTCCCAGCCACCAAGAGGTTTTGCGTTGGCTTCGCTCATTGCTAACACAAACGCCAACAGCATTATTACCGCTGCAAAAACAAAAGGGGTGGAAGTGGCCTTTTGCTTATCTTGCTGCTTGCACCGCTGCAAATGCTTGCGTGTGCGATCAATGTCGCGGTTTAAATCGCGTATTTTCTTCATTCGTGCCTTGTCGTCCATTTTGTTTTTGCTCCTTGTGTCTCAACGTTTTAAACAATATAATACATAAATATATAGATGTATATATATAGATATAGATTAATTAGTTAAAAGACGAGGGGTGTTAGATGACAGATAGTAATAAGGAACAGGTTAACTTTTTATTAGATAGGGATGTTAAAGCGGAGATAATGCGCTTTTGCAAAGAGCGGGGGACCACACTCACATTTTTACTGCAAAAGCACATTCAGGAGATTTTGAAAAAGTCTGATAAAGATCGAGGCTATTTGCCGTAGCGAAAGCCTTCCACGGTGTCGGCGTCGATGGGCAAACCATAAGCCCATGCAGGCGTCGTGGTCATCACTTCGGTTAGCTTATCCGCACAATGCCCCTCGACAACCAGTTCATCATGCACAGAAAAGAGCACCGGTAAATCAGCATCGTAAGCCCGGACAATAGATTCGCGCATAAGATCAGCCGCCGCACCTTGCGTGGCGTTTTCCGACAAAATGATATGTGACAAAGCCCGACGCGGCCAAGGTTGCCCAGCTTTACGTTTACCCGAACCCCATAGCACTGTTAATTTTTCGCTTGGCTCATCTTCCCATGGCGCTTGGTCCATTTCCCAGCGTGGCTGGGGGTATGCGATAACACGGCCCGATGGCAATTGCATCCAAAGCCAGTCGGGATAGTTGTACAAAAAAGATAGGCGGCCTTGCGTGAATACTTGGCCGGGATTTAGCACAGCGTTTTGTGCAGCGCGGGCGAGGCCGTACCAAAAAGGCTTTGCCCAGGGGTTAGCTTGCCGGTACGCATCGACGATAGCTTGCGCGTCTTCTTCTGGCAGCTTAATGCCGTAGTTTCTCGCCATGTTTTGCACAGCTCGACGACCGCCGCCGAAACCACACGCAAGCACACCTTGTTTTGCAGCTTGGCGCGGATCCCACATTTGTTGGAATATGGGGGAGCGGTTCGCTGTTTCCATGTAAATATCACCACCAGCGCGGAACACCTGTAATAAATCATCGGCCAGGCTGTCATTACTCAACCAAGGCAAAACACGTGCTTCGATTTGGCTGTAATCTGACCAAGTGAGGCCGTGAGGGGAGTGGATAGCCGAACGAACAAGGCGGGCGAGGGTGTCCGATGGTTTGTTGAGCGGGGCGCCAGCTAGCACTAGATCAATCTGTTCTTGCGGATTTTCGAAAACATTACGCTTAAAATTTTGTAACTGTAACCCGCGAGACGAAAAACGGCCCGTCGATCCTGCACCTGACCAGATCAATGAACCGCGCACACGGTTTGACACATGTGTGTCAGACATTGATTTATACTTGGCAACAGTAGAGCCGCCGGCGTCTTCGATGAGTTCAGCGAAACGGCGTAGGCGGTCGGGGGTTTCTGGATTACTTAGCAGAGCGGAGCGCTTCTCACGATCAAAAGCTATCTTTTCGTTCTTTATAAGTGGTTTTATGTGGCCTTCTTCAAACTCACGCCTGAACCATGCGTCTCTATCTTTCCGGGCGGTGTGCTTCTGAACACAACCATCAGTTAGTTCAGACAATTGCGCGTTAACATCTGCCCGTATTTCTTCGGACCGTTCCAGGGCTGCCGTGGCAAATTGGATATCGACAGGCACACCGTGGTCGTTTATATCCTCAGTAATGTGGTACTGCCGCCATTGATCGGGTGTTATATCTGGCACCACTGACATAGCCATCCTCATAGTTGCCACATCCATTTCACAGTAATCACGCATTGTCTCTTTATCGCCAGGTTTCCATTGTGTCAAAAAGCCCGGAGCGCTGTACTCACGTATAAGCCGCGCGCCTTCTTTTTGTTTCTGTATCGGTAGATCAAGAGCAATGCACAAATTGCCGAGCGAAGCGGGCAAGGATCGAGCGAGAGCGCGAGCAGATGAGCACCGCCACTGAGTTAGGGCAACGTCAATCTTTAAAACGTTCTCAAATATTTGGCGTTCAAAAGCGGCATTGTGGGCAGTGATGGGGCCGCCGTTTTTGATGTAGTCGAGGACGGGAGCGGGAAAAGGGGCATCTTCCGAAAACCATGTTGTGGCGGGGTTGTCACCGAAAGCGTAGCTCATGCAAATTACTTCGGTCGTCTCGTGTCGTGCGTACTGGTACAAACCG